CCGGTATAAGGCTACCCGACGGATCTGTTCTGACTTCTCGTTGGCGGTCAACTTAACTGGTGAATTACGCCTCATTGTATTTTAAGCCCCGCACGAATGAAGCAGTCTTTTGCTTCAAGCAATTTCCGAAACCCTTCTGCTTTCTCTGGGCCATCTGGAAGTTCATCCATCATAATGTCGGCCAAATCAGCAACCAACTTAGCCGGCACCTGGAGAGACTCAGGCAAGTGACCATACTGGAAATATTGATATACCGGGTAAAGATGTTTTGCTGGATTCCTGGCCATTATATCACCACGTCCCTACTCGTTTTGTATTGGTTAATTCGTCAAAGGCATCTGCAGCCGCATCCACCTGGTCCTTGAATTTGCCTTCCGGGAAGTTTTCAGCCTCAAGTAAAAATGCTTCGTTCCATAATCCCCGTACCAGCTTTACATTACCGGCCTGGGCTTGGCTGGCCAATGGGGTAGCCCGGACCTCTTTCGACCCTGTAACCGGCAATGTCTTGACTGTATAACCGGCCAATTCCTTGACGAAGGCCTTTGCCTGGCTCTTACCAGCCTGGCCAGGATCTTGTGGTAATCTGATCTGGACCAATTTACCATCCTGGCTGGCGATATTCTTGATGGAGTCAATTACTTTACTGGCATCAATCTGGAAGCGGGTGGAATCCTCGATATAATAAACCCCGGCAACCTTGGCCATCCTGATCCCAGCCGTGTATGCCGGCCCACCATCTTTCTTTGCCTTTCGGTCTTCTGGATCTCGGTCGGTCCCGGCCAGATCCCATGCCCGAACTCTTTTTGCTCCGGCCGGCACCGCATTGACCATTTCAAAATCAGTCCGCTTGAAGTAACTGCCGGCGGTTGGCCGTACATTCCAATTCCCCTCAAGAAGCTGCGCCCGTTCAACCCGGGGGAGAGCGTTCAGTTTTGCAAGATAGGTCGGATCTTTTTGGAGAAGAATCTTGTTATCGTTAATTGTTGAACGAATAAAAGTAAAGGAGAGAGGTTGAACGGGCTCAGCATCAGTGCTGTATTTGTCGAGTAATTCTTGTTTTGAATCGCCCCAAATAACTTCATCACCAAGCAGAATGAACCAGCGAATTACACCGGATCTACTGGCAATAACAAATCCATCCTCACCAATCCACCAGTCAATAAACTTTCGGACCCATGAATCAGGATCGGGATTGCAGGTTCCCCGGATTCTACCAGGGACACCGGACATGGACCGGTTCCGGGAAAGCATATACGAAAACTGCTTCCAGGTAAAGTGGCATATCTCATCAAAACCAATTAGGGGAATCTGCGACCCCTGCCAATCCAGGCGATTCTTTTCGTGCTCCATATGGGCAAAACTAATTGCCATCTTGGAGGGGAAACGAAAACACAACTCATTCTGATTTGGTTTGCCGCCAATGGCCGGATACAAATCAGATGCCTCGTCCCACAATCCACCTTCAGAAGTAATCTGTTTGGTGGTCCGACGAAAGATGACCGCGCCGAATTTGGAATTGTTTACATGATATAAGGGTTCCAGCAGAAGGGCGAATGATTTTCCCCCTCCGGCCGAACCACCATAAAAAACAACATCTGCCCAACAGGCAAGAAATTGAGTCTGCGGCCCCTCCTGGGGTTTGATCTCAATTACTTCTTGTTGAGGCATTGCTGCTGTCATCCAACCATTTCCTTTTGGGGGAGTATGATAACCGCGGAACCAATTGGGGTGTCGCCGGTAGTGATATCAATATCCTGGCGATCATTCCATTGTTCGGCTTTTGGAAGTGTTTTGGTACGATTCCACAAAAAGAACTTGGCACTGGCGACATCTGCCGGCATATGTTTCTTTACCAGCTTATGCAGTATGATCTCCCGTATGGGATAGCCATCTTCGTCCCGGAGTATATTGCCATCGATATCCTTCTTGAATTCCTGGCGATATTCCTTCTCCTCCATACTGTAGCCACACGCCCGATGATAGAGGGATTTGGCCACATTTGCATTGGCTACTTCACGCCCCTCTATTATTGCAAAGTCGAATTCATCATCCTGTTCCCGCCACAACTTCAACGTCTCAACATGAATTCCTAACAGCCGTGCCAGCTTCTCATCCGTACAACCAAGCAAACAATACGACAGAGCCAATGCCGGATGGGTATCCTTCTTATATATGGGTTCGACCCCTGCGTGCATCTGTTCTTGTATTGCTTTTATCTGCCTTTGGAGTTCATTTATCTTATTATATCTCCGGGCGCATTTTCTTTTGACGGTGGAATCATTGGGGTTTATCTTCAGGAGGGGAGTAGCCTTGATGGGGCCTTTGCCGGCGGGTTTATACTTGAGTGTTGGCTTCTGTATTGTGTTTTGAAGGCCTGGGGAGGATTGACGAACCATAATTTTGTACTTGTTGAGGTTGATATATATGGGGCTGGATTTCTGGGGTGGAGGATTTCTTGTTAATTTCCTTCCCCTTATATTTACCATATATATTAGATTTGCGAAGAATAAAAGAAAAATTAATTTTTTATATAATCTTAATAAAGACTTTATGATTTTTGAAAAATAGATTATTATAAGAATATAAGACCTCGTATTATCAATTAAAAGGAGAATAAAGATGAAAAAGAGTTTGATTGAATTGCGAAGAGAATTGAAACGCAAATACAAATATGACCCAGAGACCGGTATCTTTACGAGAAGAGATGGAAAGATCCATGCCAATAGATTAAAGGAGGTATATGCCGATAAACCAGAACGATGGAATGGTGCGGGGAAATTGGTCTTAACCAAAAATGGCTTTGTCATCGATAATTGTTATAATGGAGTAACCCTCAGTGGTAAGCGTTATAAAAACAATAGAGCAGCATTCCTGTATATGAAAGGATATTTACCAGAAGGAGTAGTTGATCATATTGACCAAGTAAAAACAAATGATCGATGGGATAATCTCCGGGAAGTTTCTTATTCTTGCAATTCAAAAAACGCAAAACTCAGCAAAAAAAACAAAACTGGGGTAAAGGGAGTTTTCTATTCGGAAAAAGAAAAAAAATTCATTGTGAATATATCAGGCAATGGCAAAAATATACGCCTCGGGAGTTTCAAGGCTCTTCTGGAGGCTGCTGAGGCCAGGCATAAAGCTGAAATCGAATTTGGTTATCCAAATTGTGAAATGAATTCAACGGCTTTGCAATACATCAAAAAACACAAATAATTTATTAAAATCTTAAAATATACCTTGACATCCTGTACAGGGCATATTATTATAAGACATAAGATAAAGATTGAGAGGGAAAGGGGGAGGTTAATCGAGAACCCGATAGGCGGGGATGGTCCATTTCAGGAGCGCCCCACTAGGAAACGGATATAGTGTCTTTGATTGTTTGATCAGACTGACGAGCCCATTCAGGGCGAAACACTAAATGAGGAGATTGGCCATGAAGGAATATACAGTAAAAAAAGTGATGAGAACTTCTGAAGGTAGATGTTTTATAGTCATCCTTTCTTCCGGGAAGACATCCTGCAAACTATTCAAAAGGGAGATAAAAGAATGGGTCGCTGCACACCAAGAGATGTAATGTGCCAAGACGGGGTTATGGACTACGGATGGAGATTGGTCCGTAGTCCAGGGAGGGTAAAGGCCTACTCGAGTTGGTGGGAGAGCGAAAAACTTATTCCTTTTATCGGGCAATATGTTGTCGTTAATAGTGAAGATTTTTGGTGCACTGCAGTAAACATATACAGAAACTACCCAAGCGGCACTTTTAAGTCTGACTTTATTGTTAAAATAAAATCATAACTGAGAATGGGGAATATCATGAACAACAACAGTTATTATCAACATCTTATTTCAAATTTAACCGTGGCCAGACGCGCTGCGCAACAGGCAAAACGGCAAGCGATCCTTGCGGTTTTTCACGCCATCCACGGAGTGATACCATGTCGTTTTACTGATCACCATTTTTGGGGTATTTAATAACCCACCCCCAACCGAGCCCGGCGGAATCCGGGCAGGAGGATGATATGACTGAGCAAGAGTGGATAAAAAATCAAAAGAAGTGTTGCATTCCTGATTGTTATAACGCCCCAACGCATGTTGACAATATGGACAATGTGTTTTGTGATGATTGCGCAGAACAAAATATGGAAGAAGAACCTGAAAATTGGGAAGAGGAATAATTCGAAACCGGCTCCGGCCGGTCATCCAGGGTTCGGCTCCTGGGTCTGATGAGATAGCCGGTTATTCCATTGCCGCAAGGCACAATCAAAGGAGATTTATCATGGAAATTACAAAAGAGACTGGAAGTTATAACGAAAGACGGTACGGCAAGCCTTGGATCGCATTGGTTGATTATTCGGCTTCCCGTAAGGGCGAATTCAAGTTTGGCGAGTGGGTTGGCAAAATTGGTGGTTCTGGTGAATTGTATATCAATGCCGAAGTAAATGATATCGTCGCTACCGGCCAGAAGGATTTTCGAAAGCCCCGCAACTCTGCTCCTGATTATTACATCGTGACGGCAGATGGTTTGAAATATATCGGGGATAATCCAGTTGAAGCCAGGAAAGCACAAGAAGCAGCAAAGGCTATTTCCAATCAAGACGTTGATACTGATGAAGGTTGTGAAATAACCCCTCCGAATTCTCAAATATAAATACCAAACCAAACCGAGCCCGGCGGAATCCGGGCGGGAGGATATCATGTATATATATATCGAATCGGAACCGGGATTATGGACTGTTGGTTTTTACTCTCCAGATGGGGAATGGCATCCGGAAAGCGATCACGATGCCAAAAGCGAAGCGGCAAAAAGAGTTTCTTATCTAAATGGTGGTTCAAACATAAATTATGAGGACTCCCTATGACCAGAATCAATGTAGTCCCACCCGCAGAGATTTGCGACCAGCAGCTTATAGCTGAATGGCGCGAGCTGACCAGAATCCCCAATGGTATTGTTTCAGGAAAATATGTCGTCGATCTCAAGGTCATTCCAAAACAATACACCGTCAGGTTGAATAGCAATCCAGATGGCGGTAAAGGTCATATGAAGTTCTTCTTCGATAAGTTGAAGTACCTGTATCGCCGGTATGAAGCGATCAGGGATGAGCTGGCCCAGCGGGGAATGCCGAGGCGGAGTATGTGGCCGATGTATGCAATTGCTTTTACTCGGTCAGACCTTTGGAATGATTATGAGCCAACTCAGGAGGCAATGGCCCTGAATAGAAAACGGATTGCGGAGAAGTTCCCCAAGAAACCAAGATATGCAAAGGAAATGTTATGAAGAAGCGCCCACCAGAATGGAATCTTACGGCAATCGAATTTGAACTGGCCATCCTGCGGGGGCTTCCGGCTACGGACCTGGTTGAGCATTATGATCGACTTCAGAAAATCCAGGAGGATTTAGCAAAATTGTTTTACACCATTGCTTATCAAAGGGCTATAGATTTAGCGGTAAAATCTGATATTCTTGAGGAGGAAAATCATGAGTAATCGAGCGGGTTTTTGGTTTATGGTTGGATTCATTTCCATTATAATAATTTCCTTTATCGCCTATGCCCCGGAAATTATGGGGACCAAACAGAAACTCGAAAATAAGGCGGTGGGATATGGCCAACTCAATTATTAAAATCATTGTTGCTATTTTGTTTCTCGTTCTTTTTGGAATAGCTGGGGAAATGGATTATCAAGACCATGTTTCCCGGCAAGAACCAACAACCCAGTATTAGGAGATTGAAATGACCCGCAACCAGACCCGACTAGCAAAAGAACATCTCAACCAAGTAAACAAACTCGCCTGGTCTTTCGCCAAGACAACCGGCCATGAATTTGATGACCTCAAGTCGGAAGGGACTGTTGCGATGCTGAGGGCCATCAAGAAATACAATCCGGATCATGGTTGCGAATTATCCACCCTGATTCATACTACCTGCCGGAATGCCATGGTTCAGTATTTGAAAACCCAGGGGAAGAAATTCCCAGCAACGAATGAGGAAGTTGATGTAGCGGATCATAGGCCAAATGGCCACCAGCGGTATGAATTCCTTGAATCTCTTTCTTCCCTTGGCACTGAAGCAAAACAGGTATTACGGATCATCTTTGAATCACCAAAAGAAATGACCAATATCACAGCGGGGAATTCTGCCGGCAATATCCGGAAAACCATTGAGCGGACCATGCGGGATATGGGTTTCAAGGGTCGGGGGATTGAGCAGGCGTTTAATCAAATCAGGTCAACTTTTCAGAATTGAGGTGGAGATATGGCAAATTTAAAAATAACTTGGAAAAGAAATCCGCATAAATTTGCAAATGGATATCATGCTTTTTCAGGTAAATTTATAATCGGTCAAACAAATTAGTCTGGTGGTCAATTACCCTATACGGCATACTGCGCATTACCTGGAATGAAGGAAAATCTCGGAGATTTTCTCACGGAAGAAGAAGCAAGAAAAAAAGTTCAAATTGCTGCCAATCATTGGATTAAAAATGTTGATGTTATGCTTGAGCTAAAATAATGCAACTCCGCCAACTCATAAAGACCGATCCTGATTATACTGTTACCGCGCTTCTCCATCTTTTTGGTGGAGATAAGGATTTCAAATGTACCGAACAGAAAATCCTTAAAACCCTGGCGCGGCAATATGAATCAACCGGTTTACTCTCTGATCCGCAGCTCCAAGCTGCCGCCAGAATACTACCAAAGTACCATGATAAACTGACTGGATTGGAAGTTATTGCTTCACCTGAAAAGAAAGAAACTCCCTCCCAATATGATAAAATCGCCTGGCTTGATGGTGCTGGAATCCGCCTGAAAACCAATGACCGGGCCGATGCCATCCGGACCAAACAACTATTCAATCGACGATACCGGGCCAGTGATGATTCATATAGTTGCCAATTTACCCTTGATAACCTTCTCCATCTCAAGGAATGGGGATTCTCTTTCCATCGGGATCTGCGCCGGAAGCAACGAAAAGTATGCCGCAAAGCCTCGACTCTAACCGGTAAAATTGAGATCCCCGGCCTGCCTGGAACCCTCCGTGAATACCAAAATGAAGGGGTAAATTTCATTCACGCAAAAGGCGGGCGGGCATTGCTCGGGGATGATATGGGTCTCGGTAAAACAGTCCAGGCGCTTGCATATTGCCATCTTATTGAAGAAACTCCAGTCCTGATAGTTACAACTGGCGGTTCAAAACTTAACTGGCGAAATGAAGTAAATATCTGGCTCCCGGGTAGATCGATTTTTATTTGCAAGGGTCGGAAACCTGGTATCAAAAAGATCAAGGAACAAGTTACAATAATCAATTATGATATCCTGAAGGCCTGGGAACCGGTATTGTTGGCTACGGATTTCAAAATATTGATTGGGGATGAAATCCACTATATTAAAAATCCCAAGGCCAACCGATCAAAGGCTTTCAAGAGCCTCGGGACTTCAATCGAAAAATTCATTGCCATGTCCGGCACCCCTTTTGATAACCGCCCAATCGAGTTGTTTGCCGCTGTAAACCTTCTTTCCCCCTGGCTCTTCCCTTCCTATTGGGATTATGCCAAACGCTATTGTGGCGCTTACGAAGGCGATTGGGGATGGGTTGTAACCGGAGCCAGCCATATCCCGGAATTATATGAAAAGCTTCAGTATATAATGATTCGGAGAAACAAGGTTGATGTTTTGAAGGAACTCCCTGACAAGATCCGCTCGATCATCCCTATTGAATACGACGAAAAGATATACGCTGCCGGTATGAAAGAATTCAAAACATGGGCTGACCGGGACTGGAAAAGAGATGATGAAGGCCGGATGCAGACCTTTGAATACAACCCGGCTGCGGCCATGGTCCAGATCGAGAAATTAAAGTTTGCCTGTGCGAAAAGTAAAATGCCAGCCGTTTATGAATGGATTGAGGAATTCCTTGAAACGGATGATAAACTGGTGGTTTTTTGCGAACATCAAGAGATCCAGCAAATGCTATTGGAGCGGTTCAAAAAGATTGCCGTCCACTCCAAGGTTAAAACTTCAGTTTATGAATTCCAGAAATGTGATGCCTGCGGGGTAGTTCAGGACAAACACAAAAGCGATCCAGCCGCCTGTGAACAATATGCTCCGAATTTAAAAGCGAGATTGTTTATCGGCGGGAAGGATGCCATTGAAGCAATCACCCTTACTGCCGCCAGAGCGACTTGTACCGTCGAGTTCTGGTGGACCTGGACCAAACATGCCCAAGCTGAAGACCGCGTGTATAGGATCGGGCAGGAGCATGATTCGGTGAATGCCTTTTATTTAATCGCTGACGGAACCATTGAAAATGATATAATAAAGCTGCTGGATAAAAAGAGGAAGGTTTTTGATGGGGCCTTGGATGGAATTGAGACGGAGAAAGATGATTTATTGGCCGGTTTATTGAAAAAATTAGTATAATAAGGGAAATCAACCAGGAGAAATATTATGGAACAAAGAATAGTTTGTGCAGCAATTCGCTTAGATAATAAAGATATAATTTGTGGTGTCAGACATCATGATAAAATAATGAATCGACAAATAATTAGCAGATTTGATGCACAATTTACTCATAAATTTGAACAAGGCTTTGTCGATAATAAAGGAAATTTCCTGACAAGATCAGAAGCATTTAAAATAGCATTTAAACAAAATCAAATAATTCGTTCTTGCGGTGGAGATGCAGGAAAATTATTTAGTGAAAATTTATATTAAAACATGATTGATATCCTCAAACTATACCGAGATTTCAATATTGAATATCGGGATCATGGACACAAGCATTGCCGCAATGGTTGGGTACAGATTGGGTGCCCCTTCTGTTCCGGCAATGCCGGTTTCCATCTCGGTTATTGTATTGATTCTCGGAGTAAGTTTGCCGGCGCTTTTGTCTGCTGGCGCTGTGGTGGTCACCAATCAGCCAAAGTCCTGAAAGAAATCCTGCAGAAACCCATCCCGCAAATTAAAGAGATACTTCGCCAATACCGCCTTTCAGGCGGGTCCGGCCCATCTATAGACGCCCAGATTAAACTCGTCAAGTCCAGCTTCAAGTACCCCTCTAGTACCGCCGCTATGCAGGTGCATCATCGAAAATATCTCCAGAAACGCAAGTTCGACCCCGATTATATTGAAAAGGAATGGGGTATTCTCGGCACCGGACCTATTGCCTCCCTATCAATTGGAAGAGGTAAAGAACAGAAAATAATTGACTACAGTAACCGAATCATCATACCAATTGAATGGGATGGAAAGGTTGTTTCTTTCCAGGGTCGACACATTACCGAACGACACAAAATGAAGTATCTAGCCTGCCCGGAAGAACGGGAAATCATCAATCTCAAAACAATCTATTATGGCCGGTCAGATGGAAAGCGAGCGGTTATTGTCGAGGGGGTGACGGATGTCTGGCGATTGGGTTTCGGGGCCTTATCCTTATTTGGTATAAAATATACCCTGGCGCAAGTGAAATTATTGAGTAAATTTGAAATGCTTTTTATACTTTTTGATCCAGAAGATCAGGCCCAGGAACAGGCCAAGAAACTGGAAGCAGCATTAAATTTTCGTGGAGTCAAAACCAAGATTCTGGATGGATTTGGAACAGATCCAGGCAAGATGAAGCAGGTGGATGCTAATCATTTGATGGAGGATTTGGAATTATGACTGACCAGATTAAAGAAAAACAGGAATCCAAAACGAAAGAGAAGTGGAAAATATCAACTTATTATGGTGGCAAGAAAGTTACGGTTTTGAAAGAAGATATCGGATTTAAAGAGGCGAAAAAATATGCCGACCGGGTTTATTTGGATCAGATGGCCTATGAAAAATCGATGGCCGGGGACGACGCCAAATAACCTTAACCAGTTCATTTAATAGGAGAATATAAAAATTTAAATTAACCAAAAATAAAGATTTAAATTTTTATATAATTAAATTATATTATCCTATTAAGAGGGTCGCGCTTCTTATTCGGTTTGAATTGTTGATCCCCCTGGATTGTGAGTAGGTAACCGACCTGCGCGACCTCACTTTCCAGGGGGATTTTTTGTTTATGGGGATTGTAATGCATAAGATGATGGATGCGGTAAATTGTAGTCCAGATCAAAACTTTACACAAATACCAAACGAGATTCTTAGAAATTCAAAGCTATCATTCAAAGCAAAAGGAATCCTCGCAATCCTTTTATCAAATAGAAAAGGCTGGGTTAGTTATCAAAGCAAATTATCGGAATATGGAAAGGATGGCGTTGACTCTATTCAAACTGGTCTGGCGGAATTAAAACAACAAGGATATTTTTGGCCAGTCAGATTTGTTGACAAAGAAACAAAAAGGAATAGGGGTTCTTTTTGGGCATATACAACAACTCCTTTCATTTTTAAAATTGAACCTCATATTCAAGCTCTGGAAGAAAAAGGGTTTGAAATTTGGGGAGGATCTTTAAAGAAATTAACTGAGCATTATAATGATTGGAAATTGAATAATCAAGAACCGGAAAAGCCAGAAGTGGATTTTCCATATATGGCTTTTCCAAAGTTGGATAATCCCCACCTAATAATACCAATATTTAATAATACCAATTTAAAAGAATATATAAAAGATATAGGCACTGTTCCGCAGGAACAGTTGCCGAATGTGTCTGAAAAAGAAACTTCCAAAACTAATTTAAATAAAACCCTCCAAAGAAAAGCAACAAAAGTTCTTTCCAGGCTTAACCAACTTGGTTCCAAACCAAGAGGGTTCCGCCCAGTCCCTGAAAATTTGAAATATATAATATCCCGCTTGAAGGATGGATTTTCTGTTCAAGATTGTTTTTATGTCCTGGAAACAAAAATCCATGATCCTTGGTTTGAAGAAAATCCAAAACTTTATAATCCAGAAACTTTATTCCGCCCCAAAAATTTTGAAAAATATCTGAACGAAAAAATACAGGACTACGAAAAGAAACAACCAGGCGTTGCCAATGGCTCAGGGATCTCCGGTAATATTGATTATTCATTCAGGCCAGGAAGAGATATGAAAATAAAAGTCGATAAAACCAATTGGGGGAAATACGATAATGAATGATTTTGAAGATGAATTCCAAGAAGAAGTCAAAAACCAAAAATGCCAATGCGGGGACAAAGTAAGTTTCGGCTGCAACAATCAATGCCGGCTTTGTTACTATACCAATCAATTTCGGGCAAAAAATACCCTGGCCCATCTTGCCGAAGCCGGCGTCCCATCAAAAACGGCCAGTAGGGCGATGAGGATAGCCCAGGACGCAGCTGAAAAGAAATGGTCGGTCCTTCCTATCTCTATCCAGGAAAACTTCAAACAGAGCCTATTCTTATCTGGTGAAGCCAGGCAGGGGAAAACGACATCTGCGGTCTGTTCCATGCTCTATCATATGGAACAATACAATACGGTAAAGGAGCACCTGAATCCCCGCGCCACCTTTCTTTTTGAATCATCCCCGCAACTGATCCAGAATCTTCAGAAATCATTTAAACTCTCCGCCGGGGAAGAGCAGGCGATCATGGATAGATACAAGAATGTGGATTTTCTGATCCTGGATGATTTCGGGGTGGAGAAACCAACTGAGTGGGCTTTTACGGCAATGTATTTGATTCTGACCCATCGGTACGAAGAGGATAAGCAGACCATTTTTACTAGCAATTTCAGTATTGACCAGATTGCCAAGCGGTACGGAGACGAGCGTTTGACCAGGCGGATCATGGATTGGTGTAATATATTTGAGTTATCGTAAAATAAATCGGCAGAAAACTGATTGAAAAAAGTATAATAGGATAGATGAAAGATTGAGGTGGTGATAACCAAAACTGAGGATTTGCCGAGATGAAAGTCAAGTGTGATTATTGTGGGAAAGAATTTGAAAGAATTCCTAGCAGAATTTATAAAAGAAGTTTTTGTAACCTTGAGTGCAAAGGAAAGTATCAATCATCTTTAACGAAAAGCATCGTTAAATGTGATTATTGTGGGAAAGAATTTGAAAAATTAAATACAAAAATTTACAAAACCAATTTTTGTAATCACAAATGCCAAGGTGAGTGGAAAAGTACAAAAATAACGATCAAATGTGATTATTGTGGGGTTGAAGTTAAAAAAAGACCAACCTTAATCGCAAAAAACAAGAACGGGACTTTTTGTAGTATAAAATGCCTTTCAGAATCAAGAATCAATAAAACAATAGTTAATTGCGATTGTTGCGGCGTTGAAGTTAAAAAAATTTCAAGTTCTCTTAAGTTTAAAACCCATTTTTGTAGTAATAATTGTCGTTTAGAAGCTCTTGCAAAACTCCAAAAAGAAAGGCAAAAACAATCAATAATTAAATGTGATTATTGCGGGAAGAAATTCAAAAGACATGATTGTCAAATTAAAAGAACAAAAACCCATTTTTGTAATCAAAAATGTATGGGTAAGTTTGAATTAAAAACTCGTGAAATTAAAAATATAACCAAAGATACCTATACAGCAAGTCGGGAAGTCTTAACCAAAGTCTCCAACCTAATCAGTCTAACCAGCGAGGTAGAACAATGCAGACCTTAAAACAACTTACAAAAGAAATTCAGGAACTCAAAACCAAACGGAATGAAGGTATTCTTTCGATTTTCGCCTTGATGGTTGGACTTCAGAAAACCGAAAACTGGAAGAACGACACCTTCTACACCGGCACCGACAACAATATCAAAGAATGGAAAGAAGCAAAATTCTCATTCATTCTCCGCCATGTCGCCGGCTGGACCATGACCCGCTTCCTTTCTATTCAGGCAATTGTTACAATGGAAAACGGGCGGGATATTTTCCTCAAGTACGGATATGAGAATAGTGTGGCCCTGAAGAACATGAGCAAGAAGGAAAGGCCGCAAGTCCTGGCGGCTGTTGAATCGCATATTGAATCCCTGTCAATAATCCCGAATTTTTACGATGTCATTTACAAGGTTTTCCCTGGCAGGCGGCAGGTCCGGCAGATTGCGGATGGTAGTGAGGCAAAAGCCAACAATCTTTTGGCCGAAAACAAGAAGCTGAAAAAACGCCTTGAAGAACTCCAGACGATCATAACCAACCTGACCGAAGAAAACAAAAAGCTCCGGGAAATGGTTGTTGAAAAACTGCTGAAGGTTGGTTCAAATTAAATGTTTCATTTCTATCATATAGATTTTTGGAGTGGCGAATGGGATTTTACGCGAGCTGTCTCAGCAGCTTGGCCACGACCATTGCTCTCCGATAAACCAGGCCCGCTTGGCAATCGCCCCGGAAAGCAGGCCAGACCACTCCAACATGATTATGGCTAGCTTCAAGCGCCGGCCAGACTGAGACTGCCCATTTGCGGCGCAAACATAAATTGCAAGAATTAAAATATAATCTTCTGAGAAGTGCTCAAAGACCCCATACCTGTAAAGGATGGGGTTGAGGCAGTGAACAACCAAGCAATTTCTTAAAAGGAGACCACTATGCCAACAGGATACACAGCACAGATAGCCGACGGAATGACTTTTGATGAGTTTGTTTGGCGATGCGCGCGAGGAATGGGTGCATTGATAGATATGCGGGACGATCCTCTAAGCGCCCATGTACCTGAGAGATTTGAACCGAGCCCCTACCATATCGAGAAACAAGCTGCCGCGCGAGCGGAGATACAGAGGCTTTTGGGGTTGTCGATGGCCGAGGCGACAGCTGCCGCCGAGCAGGAATTTTTGGCTGCTCAAGCCCGACACGCTGACGCAATACGGGAGCACGACGACCTGCGGATGAAATACGAAGTGATGCTTGAGAAAGTCCGTGCTTGGAAGCCGCCTACACCAGACCATGAGGGCATGAAAAAATTCATGATTGAGCAGCTTGTCAGCAGTATCGATTTCGATTGTGATAACAGTTATTATCTGGAACACCCGCCGCATCGCCTAAGTGGCCCTGATTGGTTGGCTGAAAAAATATCCGGCGCGCAACATGACGACCACTACCACACTAACGAATATACCAAAGAAGTTGAGCGCGTCGAGTGTAGAAATAGATGGTTAAAAGCCCTCCGAGACAGTCTTAAAAAAGGAGACCAAATTGAAAGATGATGATTATACACCTCTTGATGGAATGGAATGGTGGGCAAAATGTCTTTGGTTTGTATATCTTATTTTGTCAATAACCATTATGTGTTCTGGAATAATTTATTTAAAACAACTTATCTGGGGATAAAATGAGAAGTTTACATTTTCGAGTTGATGAAGAAGGAAAACCTCCTTGGGGGTTTGCGGCAGTAACTGATCTAAGCGAAATTGATTTGGTTGATTTGATTCAAAGAAGTAATAAAAAATCTTTAATTAACACTCCCGAACCGCCACCAATCAAAAATAATCATCCGGCCGTCTGGGATCTCGTTTTGGCCGATATGAAAGAACGGGATGAGATTGGTAAACAGAAATACAATACTCGCCTGCAACCTTTCAATGGTCGAGATTCTTTGGTGGATGCATATCAGGAGGCTTTGGATTTGGTAGTTTATTTGCGCCAAGCCATTTACGAACGTGATAACCCAGGAGTGAAACTATGAAAATCATCAAACCAAGCGTTGAGTTTTTCGGAGCAGTACCGACAGAGTACAATGCAGCACTTAAGTTCATCGAGATGGCGGGCAGGACTTGCTACAAATCAGA